CTTAACCTGCCGTTTGTATGTATAGGTGTAATATAAGGTGTCGCTTTTATTTTAGCAGGTGAAATTAATGTATTAACAGAACCTAAAAATTCACACTCAAATTCTGAACTGAATTGAGCTTCCGAGGTATTTCTAATCGTCTCCTCTTTCCATTTGGCGTCTCGGCCTGGTACTTCTGACCAATGTACTTCAACAGGTACATAATCATTTTGTCCATTTTCAGCGTCTATCCATAATTTATAAAATTGATTCATACCGTGAGGTGTTGAAACTATAATTACTTTAGTTGTCTTACCAGAAGTAATAGTAGGATAAACAGAACTAAAAAATTGTTCGGCAATAGTAGTAGGTACGAAAGCAAACTCATCAAGGAAGATTATATTATAAGAACCTCCCCTTACTGCTGATGATGAAGTAGCAGCCGCTACTATTTTACTTCCATTTTCTAATTCAATATTACCTTTATTCCAATTCAATACACCTTGTTGTAACCAACTAGGTAAGTTCTCATAAGCAAGTTGTAGTCTTCCTAATATATCTCTAGCAGTTGAAGATTTATTAGCAAGAATTGCAATATTAGAATTTGGATTAAACATTGCATAATGTAAAAGATAAGAAATAATAGTTGTAGATTTTCCACTTTGTCTAGGCAACTTATAAATTGAAAACCTATTATTGTGCATAGTATTAAGCATTTTATCTTGGAACTTATAAGTGTTAAAAGGTATTAAACCTTCATCAAGGGATACAATCTTTACATAATTTTTAATAAAATATGTTGGACTTGCAGAACACTTTTTAAATTCTAAAACCTGTTCTTCTGTAAACTCAACAGCTGTACCTACTTTTTTTAAATTCGGGTTTCCAAGATAAGTATTATCCATCTTTTTTCTCTTTGTCGTCTTCTACTATCGTAGCGTTTTTAATTTTATCTTTATTTAACATCTTTTGCAACTCGGTAGTACTCCCAACAAATAAAGCATTTTTAATATTAGCAGTAGTCTTATTAGGCAACTCTTTTAGTCTTGCTAATTTTGCTTGTAAGTCGTGTAATTTATCAACGGTATCTGCTACATTTTTAATTAATGCACCTGCAACTTCATATGCTCTAGGATGTTGTCCTTCTTTTGCAACATCTAATATACCTTGAATAGCGTCTTGTCCTCTTTCAATTAAACTATAATAGTTCTCTCTACTATATTTGTAATCATTTTCTACATCATCTTTCTTTGGATCCTCTACTCTAGGTACAGGAACCTTTTTCTCTTGTACCATTAATTCAGCAACAGGAGTACTTTCTTCTTTGATACCTAAAATATCATTTACTTTATCTTCTAATCTTCCCATTAGTCTTTACCTTCTATACTAGTTCCTTTAAAAGGATCCTTTCTTGTATCTCTATTATCTTCACTATAATTTTCCAATAAAGAAAAATTACAATTTAAAACAACTCTCATATCATTTTTTATTGGATTACTACTTGCGTGAAATCTATTTCCTTTAAACATAACGCACCTATTTTGTTTTGGTTCTATTCGTTTATGTATAGTTAGTTTTTCTGGTTTCTCTAGTTTATCAGGATCAAAAGATTCATTAAACAATACGGTGTCGCCATCACTATTCATTGGATAATAAAGTAAAACAAAATGTCGTGCCATTTCTTCATCATCAATGTGTGGTGTATTATAGTTACCTTCTTTAAATCTTGGATGTGGTTGTATCATATTAAATTTTAATCTTAATATCTTATCTACCTTATAACCAAAACCTTCAACCATCATATTCAAAGCATATTTAATTGGTTCGTATCCTGGATTAACAACTGCTCTTTGGTCGGCGTGATTAAAGACTCGGTGCACCATTTGAATAGTATTAAATGTATTATCATCTTTGACAATACTTGGTTTATCCATTTGTGTTGGTAATATATCTTGTGCTATTATATATCCAAGTCTGTGTATATTTTGATAAAAACTATTGGCTAGTTGTTCTGGTAAAGCATTGTCTTTGACTAATACATTGTTCATTATGTCCTCTCATATTATGAATCACTTCCTGTCGTAGGATTAAATTTCTTACCATCTTCAAAAAATGATATAGTTGTTGTAAACCCAAAGTCGTCTCCTGAATTTGCTGTAGATGGATTTGGTGTAATTACTATTCTTTCTTCTCTTGCTTTAGTGTCAAAATTTGTTCCTAAATCTGATTGTACTTTTCTAACAATACCAGCAGTTGTTGCAGGTCCGTATAGATAAGTTTTAGCAGTAAAACTAATTGTATAAATTACTGCTCTTCTAGTTTCAAAGTTTCCATCATAACTATCTTCATAATCTACATTTCCAATTATGATTGGAACATCACGCTTAATACCCATACTAGGTACCATATTAATTGTAACCGTATAATCTGGTTGAAAGTATGGTACTATTTGTTCAACTATCTGTAATCCATTTTCAGCAGTTGCTGTAAATATAAACAATTTATAATCTATATCATATGGAACTGGAGTATAATTAAAAACCATTTTGTTTTTTTGGTCATCAGCAGTACCATCTGTTTTTGGCATCCTAGTTTTTTGTAATTTATTTAATTTTCTACTAGGGTCATATTTTATACCAGATATTTCAAACCCCATACGAGGTAGTACCGTTGCGAATTGTTTATCAGTTAAATCACCTTGTTGAGTTAATCTAACTAAAAACTTTTCTTTTGGTGCATATGCTAATGGCACCGTAAATCTTTTAACAACTGAATTATTTGCGTCTTTAGTTTGTACTACAATATTATTAAAAATTTGACCAAACGCAATAGTCAATCTTCTCATACCTTCGTTATAAAAATGTGTACCGAACATTATCTAACCTCTCCAAATGGATTTGTTTCTGTAAAGTCTAATATATCATCAGCAACCGTAGCAGTATCAAACCCAGCAGCTGTATCTAAATCTAAATTATCAGCGTAAGCAGATTTTGTTTGTATATCTGTAGCGGCGTCTCCATCAGTTGTAGTATCATCATATTCTTCTTGTATTATATATTGTGGATTACCATATGCGTCTCCTGTTTCTAATTGTAACATACCAGTATAAGAAGTTTCGTTTAGTGTACCATCTTCAAGTCTAAACTGATATTGTAAACTTGTATCAAGCGATTTTCTATCATCTGCTTGGTCAATATCAGGATGTCCAGTATTAAATTCTTCTGAGCTGTATTCAAAAGTTTTACATCTTAATTTGTATACAGGTAAACTTCCTAATTGAAAGAAAGGTTCCTGGTCTTCAACGAAAGCAATTTCAAAAAACTTGTTCATTAAAGGATAGTAAATTATATCACCTTCATTAGGTCTACCATCTACTACTAAATTTGCTGAGTCGTCAACTTGTTCTTGGTATCTTCTTTTTGCAACAACAAAAGTTGTATCGTCTCTAATTTCCATTCCAAATTTAGAAATAATCTCTTGTTCTCCAGCAAAACCTTCAACCGTTTCAAAATACATTTCAACCAAATAACTTTCATCAAACCTAGACGCAGAATCTTCACCAAGAATTAAATCTCTATTAACTAGAGTTCTCGGTAAATAATAAACAGCGTGTCCATAGATTTTTAAATTTTCTACGATTAAATCTTCTATTAATCTTTTCTCACTTTGACTACCTATGCCATCGCCGCCTTGAAAATAATGATTAACGGCCATTTGATTTTTATCCTATCATTAATGCTGGGTGTTCTTGTAAACTCTTCATTTCTTCCTCTAACTTTTCTATATCGGATAATGCTTGAGTGTAAATTTCTTCACCCTTTAAAGTTACTCCACCTATCATTGCTACCCCAGCGAATTTAGATAAGTTAGAACCCCATTGTTTTTTAAATAAAGCAGTTACATATCGTTTTAACCAAATATCATTATAGACATCTGTATATGTGTCTGGATCTAATTTACGCCAACAATCTATAACTAGATATTCACCAACTTGTAAATCGTTTTTCCAATCCATATCAATGTATAATCTATTGTCGTGTTGATTAAATCTTAATGGTTTTTCACCAACCAATATATGGTCTAGGAAATCTAGTTGTCTCATTACTATGTCATAGTTAACAACAGAAGTTGATGAGAAATCATATAGGTCATTTAATCTTAATTGGTATCTAACATCAAATAGATTTAAATTACCTTTGTTTGAGAAAGGAAATATATTTGTAACCGCAAATACGGTTTCAGGTACTATAATATAATTATTACCTTCTTTCCAGGTACTAGTTACAGAATTTTTTGTTGCGCCTTCGGTACCATCTGCTAAAATTCTATTTTGGTCTGCTTGAGTATACTGATATTTTAAATATGTTCTTCTGATTCCATCATAGTGATATTGTGAATAGTATTGTACTGCTTCATCTACTCTATCATCTAGTTGGTCATCATCTACATTTATCTCTATAACAGGATGTCCTAATGCTCTTTTAGCATAAGATATTAATGTTTGTCTCGTATTTGGAGTTGCCATAGTTATTTCCTTTT